ATGTTTCTCAAAAACATCCATTATATAAAGCAGGAAGATATAAGACTTTTGAAGGTGCAGCTTTCTCATCTTTATCTGGCTATGAAAAATCTAGTGAAGGTTATGTATATGTTATAACTAATCCTTGTTGGAAAGGTTGGATTAAAGTTGGTATGGCTATTGATGCAGAGGATAGATGTAAACAGTATCAAACCTCTAGTCCTTTTAGAGATTATAAATTAAGGTTTAAGAAATACTTTGACGATAGACGAAGTGCTGAACAACAAGCACATAAGAAAATAAAAAATATTTGTAAAGATAACAATGGAGAATGGTTTAAAGTTTCTATATCAGAAGCTAAAGAAATCATACAGTCAATATGAAAAAACTAGATACGTTAGTAGAAGATATATACGACAAGCTATCTGTACTATCAGATGGTGAGTCACTAAACATAGACGATAAAACTATTGATGCTTTCGGTGAGTCAATGAAAGAAGTTCTTTCTCATTGGGCTAACCCTAGACCAAGAGATAGTGGTACGTTACGTATGTCTAACATTGGTAAACCTATGCGTCAGTTATGGTATGATATGCGTTCAGAAAGTAAGACAACTGAAAGAATTAAACCTTCTGTCTTTATTAAATTTCTATACGGACATCTACTTGAAGAGGTACTTTTGTTATTAGTTAAGATAGCAGGACACAAAGTTACCGATGAACAAAAAGAAGTTTCTGTATCTGGTATTAAAGGACACATGGACTGCGTTATTGATGGTGAAGTAGTGGATATTAAGACAGCCTCTAGTTTCGCGTTTAAGAAGTTTTATAATAAAACCCTAGCCGAAGATGATATATTCGGTTATCTCCCTCAGTTGGCAGGCTACGAGGCTGCTATGGGTACAAACAAGGGTGGTTTCTTAGCCATGAACAAAGAGTCAGGTGAAATAGCATTATATAGACCTGATTCTTTCGATAAACCTGACATAAAAAACAAAATAAAAACAGTTAAAAAACTTATAAAGGTAGACACTCCTCCTGATTTATGTTATAATCCTGTACCAGATGGAGCAGCAGGTAACATGAAGATAGGTAAAGGATGTACTTGGTGTAGACATAAGTTTGAATGTCATGCAGATGCTAACGAAGGCAAAGGATTACGAGTGTTCAAATATGCAGATAGATATTCTTATTTAACTAGAGTAGTAAAAGAACCTAGAGTATTGGAAGTTACTAAATGAACGGAAGAAAAGCAAAAGCACTAAGAAAACGTAGTAAAGAACTGTTAGTGGAATGGTTACGTTCTGTTGTTCCTGAAGGAGAAGATCTTACTAAGATACATACAGGAAACATACACGAGTTTATGCCTGCTGAAACACACATCTATGCTAATCGTAAGTTTTTATTAAGTGCTTATTCTTTACGTTGGTTTTATAAAAAATTAAAACGTAACCCTGATGCAACTTTATACGAGTTACTAAACGAACAGAATGTAAAATCTAGTACTGGTCATTGGGTTATCTGATGGCTAAAAGAAAACCTAGAAAAGTTAGACCAAGAGAAAAGAACGTACCGAAAGGATATGATAGTAAGTGGGAGTACGAATTGCACAAAGGTATATTAAATAACTGGAGTCATCACACTAACAAAGTACCTTATGTAATAGAACATACTTACGAACCTGACTTTGAAAAAGATAAAATTATTATAGAAGCAAAGGGTAGGTTTTGGGATCACGCTGAGTACAGTAAGTACCTGTGGATTAGGAAGTCATTACCTAATACAATGGAACTTATATTTTTATTTCAAAAACCATACGCTCCGATGCCTGCTGCTAAGAAAAGAAAAGATGGTACGAAAAGAACTCACGCTGAATGGGCTGAAGCAAATAATTTTAAATGGTATACTGAAGATACCTTACCGAAGGAGTGGAAGTAATGATTGATTATAAATTCAACGAACACAATACAATAGAACAAATAAAAAGATACATAGATAAAACATACGAACAACACTATGCTTCTGGCAAACAGCAAGCAACAGAGATGGTTATAGATGCAGGACACGGAGATGGTTTCTGCATGGGTAACATTATAAAATATGCTATAAGGTATGGTAAGAAACCTGACTCTGTTACTGGAGAATATAAAAATCAAGGTGACTTGTTAAAGATTATACACTACGCTATTATAGCTATACACTTATGGACAGAGGATAAAACACATGGTAAGTAGATTATTATATATGATACCTTTTATAGGTATGTCAGTTGGCTGTTACTTTTTATTTAGTAACAACATTGCAGTAGCAGGGGTGTTAGCTTTGCTAGGAATAGTACAAGCGAGTATTTGTTTAGGGTTTTTATTTTTACAAATGCTACGAGCAGGAATTGATGGAACATTAGAAGTAGAAGTACAACTATGGGATGCACTTATGCCTATTGTTTTTCTTTTGATAAGCTTTACTTCTTTTTTATATTTAACACTAAACATTTTACAAGAGATATAACATGACACAAACAAACAACGCAGAGTTACCCACAAACCATCAACAATTTATACATCTTAGTAGATATGCAAGATGGAACGAAGAACATCAACGTAGAGAAACATGGAGTGAAACTGTTTCTAGATATTTTGATTTCTTTGAAAATCTTTTAACTCAGAAACATAACTTAGACATCGTTACGTGGAACGGAACTAGAAAATATTTAGAAGAAGCTGTACTTAACTTAGATGTTATGCCAAGTATGCGAGCATTGATGTCAGCAGGTAAAGCATTAGAGCAAGACAACGTAGCAGGATTTAACTGTAGTTATGTAGCTGTCGATAATGTCAGAGCCTTTGATGAAACATTGTACATACTTATGTGTGGCACAGGTGTCGGTTTTAGTGTAGAGCGTCAGTATGTTAATCAACTTCCTGATCTACCTGAAGAACTATTCAATACAGATACAGTAATAAAAGTAGCTGACTCTAAGATTGGGTGGGCAAAGTCCTACAAAGAACTGCTGTCGTTACTGTATGCAGGACAGATTCCTACGTGGGATGTGTCTAACATTAGACCTTATGGTGCTAGACTTAAAACCTTTGGTGGTCGTGCTAGTGGTCCTGCTCCACTTGAAGAGTTATTTAATTTTACTATCAACATATTCCGTGATGCTATTGCAAAAGGACAGCGTAAGCTTGTGTCCATAGACTGCCATGATTTGATGTGTAAGGTCGCAGAAGTCGTAGTCGTAGGGGGAGTAAGGCGAAGTGCTTTAATCTCTCTCAGCAACCTCTCAGACAACCGTATGCGCAATGCCAAGTCAGGTGCTTGGTGGGAAGACAATCAGCAGAGAGCGTTATCTAATAACTCAGTAGCATACACAGATGCTGCAGAAACTGGTGCGTTTATGCGTGAGTGGTTGTCTTTGTACGAGTCTAAAAGTGGTGAACGTGGTATGTTTAATCGTCAAGCTGCAGAGAAACAAGCAGCTAAGAACGGTAGACGAGAAGAATACGAACACTTTGGTTGCAATCCTTGTAGTGAAATCATTCTACGCAACAAGCAGTTCTGTAATCTTACTGAGGTTGTGGTTAGACCTGATGATACAACGGCTACTCTTAAAAATAAAGTAGAGCTTGCTACCATACTTGGTACGTTTCAAGCTACACTTACAAACTTTAGATACTTGACAAGTAAATGGAAACAAAACACAGAAGAAGAATCGTTACTTGGAGTATCGCTTACAGGTATCATGGACAATAACGATATGGTAACTGGATATAATATAGATTTAGATTATCTTAAAAAATATGCTGTGTCTGTTAATAAGTTATGGGCTAAGAAACTAGGTATCCCCCAATCCGCAGCAATAACTTGTGTGAAGCCTAGTGGAACAGTTAGTCAACTGGTCGATAGTGCTTCAGGTATTCACACTAGACATAGCCCATACTACCTACGTACTGTCAGAGCAGATAAGAAAGATCCGTTAGCTAAACTAATGGTAGATGCAGGTGTATATCACGAAGATGATCTTACTAAACCAGAGCATACCTATGTGTTTTACTTTCCCATGAAGAGTCCTAAAGGCTCTCTCACAAGGAAGGACTTCACAGCCATACAACACTTAGACCTTTGGAAAGAGTATCAGGATAACTGGTGTGAGCATAAACCATCTGTTACTATCTCAGTTAAAGAGAACGAATGGTTAGACGTAGGTGCTTGGGTATATAAAAACTTTGATGATGTATCAGGTATCTCGTTCTTACCATACTCAGATCACTCATACAAGCAAGCTCCTTATCAAGAGATTACTTATAACGAGTATCGTAAGTGGTTAAAGAAAACAACAGACAAAGTAGATTGGTCTAAGATAACAGAGTACGAAACAGAAGATAACACTGAGAACACTAAAGAGCTTGCATGTAGTGCAGGTACTTGTGAGATAATTTAATATGGAAAAGAAAACAGAAGCAAATTTAATAAGTTTTAAAGTACTTCTTAATCGTGACAATCAGCTAATAACAGAGATGTCTGTACTGCCTGAAAAACATATTGATAAGTTATTTCATGTTGACGAAGCTTGGATCGTGCGTAATGTTATAAACAAAAGTAAAGACAAACTACATAACATGCACGATTATCTTCAAGCAGAATTACAAGCTTTGCAAGAAATGTAAAGGTTAACTTCCTTGTTTAATATTAATAACAGAGGAGCTGCCTCCGTTAGTAGTAACTCTGTTTACTTTACCTTCTTGTTCAATCGTTATACTGTATGAACCATCTTTAGATACGTTCATCTCTAGTGTATCTTCTATAGCACGTAAAAACTTTAAGTTTGTGTCAGTAACAAAGGTACTAATTTGGGTATCACCATCATAGCCTACTGCAGTACCTTTTACTCCATCTGCAGACAGAGCTTTATTTGCTTTACTTAGCTCGTCAACTTCTTGTATGACATCCAGTAGATCTTCAAGGAAGTTACCTGCTAGGTAGTCTATGTCTAGCTCTGTATATTCTAAATCATCTTCAGCTAAATCATCCTGTTCTAGCTCGTCAAACTCTAAGAAGTCTACATCTAATAGATTATCTACAGCAGCAGCTGACTCGTCTGTTTGAATCTCTTTAGTCTCTGGAGGATTTACAATGAGCATATTGTCAATCATATCTAGTGTTAGGTCTAGTATAACTGAAGGAGTTGGAGGAGTTTCAAAGTTGTATACTGTAGTAGCTTCATAGGCTTTAGTAAGGACTACCTGACCTAGTGCTGTGTCTACAGTTATCTCACCGCTAGAGTTACCAAACTCATCAGGGAGTAGGATCACTAAAGTCTCTCCAGTTTCTTTAACTGTTAACGTGAAATCTGTGCCACGAATCCCAATGGTGGCTGCATTGGTTTTAATGCTAATGTTATCTTTAGGTATACGTCTTTTAGTTTTAGAACTTATGAACCTGCCAGTACCTTTGACAAAGGACAAAGCCATTGTAGATTTAGCAGGATCAGGATCGAACACAAACTTATCTATAATTACGTTGCTGTGTTCTGTTAGACGTATTGTTGTATCATCTCTAAACGTAACACCCATTCTGCCTTGCGCAGTTTCTAGTTTGTCCATAGAGTTAAGCGAGAAATCAATCTCGCTCTCATAAGGTTTGTCTCGTACTACTCTGGTATTGCCGTTTAACTGTGTAATGCTTCCAATATCAACATCCAACGCTTGTGCCTTGATCATCTTGGTTAATGCAAACTGTACCGTTAGAACCAGTAGAAGTAACTTTAAGCCAGTCATTATCTTGTGTGCTTTGTTGATCCACATCAAAGGCTCTTGAGCTTCCTGTGTGTGTAAGGTGAAAATACCCCTGAGCATAACCATCTCCATCGTAGTTTACTGTGTTACTGTTACCATCTATACTCATATAGTTAGTCGCTGAATCTACATCAATGTCAGCGTTAATAGTATTACTAGAACCTTGCACAGTCCAATCTATATCTGCACCACTTGCCAAAGCTGCAGTAGCTAGATCAAGTGTAAAGGTGTTGGTACTGCCTGTCACTTGGACATTAACATTTGAACCATCTGCACCAAACGCATTGGTCGGGTCCATCTTAGATGTGAACGTGTTGGTATCACCGTCAAAGTTAAAGTAACCAGTGTATGTATCTGCGTACATATCTCCTAGAAATTTGTTAGTGTTACCTATCTGGTTTATGTCAAGTGTCATTGAAGTTCCATCAAGATCTAATGCAGTCATTGATCCTGCTGTAGCTAATAAGCCACCTATAATGTTACCACTACCTAACTGTTCAAGATCTATGTTAGCTGTAGCTCCTACTTGATCTACAAAGATCTCGTTGTCTGAAGCTAAAGTGCTAAACGATACTAACACCAACAAGCTAATTAATTTTTTCATATTCCCAATACCCCCTAGTAATTCCTACTTTTATTATTTCTAATACACCTGCCTCTATTGCTTTCTGCAGAGCTATAGCACTACTTTCGTTTGCTGCAATACCTCCTTCTGCTTCAATCAATTTTGTTCCTTCAGATATAAATCTAAATATATCTTGTGAAAGACTTGCCGATAACACATTCTTAGTTACCAATGTTTCAATCAATACTTCTCCTGTCGATACAGACACAAGACGTAATGAAATCGTAATCAAATCTTCTCTATATTGCTTTGCAGATCCTAAACCTAATGCTCTTGCTCCTGTTCCTCCAGAATAAACATTAGCATCATAGCTTAGTACACCTCCTTGTATTATCAATCCTGCCAGTAATAACGGTTTTACCGTGCTGTCTTCGTCAAATGAATCTCTTGTAGATCTTATTAGCTGACGTTCTTTTGTCAAGCTGTCAAGTCCTACACGTTCTGCAACTTGGAAAAATTTTCCATCTGCTGCGTGTTTTAAAGCCCTGATAAGAAAAGCTTCAGGAGCTTGAGTAATTGCTGTACTAAACAAAGCAAACTGTCCGTTGCTTTTGCGCTGTCCTGTTTGATCTTTAAAGCTATTAGGATAAATAGCTATAACAGGTTTACGTTTTGCAGCAGGTATGTTTTTTAGTTCTTCAGATTGTAAATCCATTATAGAAGAACTTTTAATTACTACATTAGGTATACCGCTGCCTTCTAAGATATTACGTGAGGCACAGCTAGAAAGTAAAGTCACCAATAGGCACAGTAATATTAGTTGTACCACCTGTTTCGTCTGTAACTGTAAGCGTGATTGTATCTGCTTCAACAACGTATTCAATCGTATTTCCCTCTAAAGTTAATTTGCCTTCTTTCTGCGGTGTCTCCCCAAACAAAGACTCCACCATCTGTCGTGATAGCTGTGCATAGATACGACTTTCTAAGTTTCTTATAAATCTAGCAAGCGTTGTGTTGTCTGCTTCTCTAGCTAACTGATCTGTGTAAGCTTTGATCTCTTCTTTAATTGTAGCTTTGCGAGTAGCTTCTTGGTTCTCAATAGTAAGGTAATGACTTGATGTATTTATTCCTGAGAAGCTAGGGTTTTTAAAACTGTAGATTAATTCGTTAGCAAAGATATCTCCTTGCCACATAAAAAAAGCTAACATATTAATTTTAATCTTTGCGCTGATCTTCACGGTCTGCTTTACTCACTTTATCAATTTCAATTAAGTTAGGAATACCTAACAAAGTTTTAAGAAGTACATCTTGTCTTACAGTTTGATTATCAAGAGATCTTACACGATCAATTAACGCTACAATAATTCCATATTGAGAATCTAATTTAGTACTAAGTCTTTCTTCCATAGCATTAAGACTAGCATCTACTTTTTCATCAACAACATCTATCTTCTTTTCCATGCCATCAATAATTTTATTTATAAGCTTCCAAATAAAGAAACCCAATCCTAGCGCACTAGCAATCGGGAATCCTACCTGATTAATAAAATCAATAGCTTCTTTCATTTACTTTACCATTTAACTTTATTAGCCCAATAAGCTGCTGACATCTTACCTTTCTTAATATTCTTACCGTGCCGAGCTTTAAAAGATTTACGTTTCATCTTCATCCGTCTAGACTCACCTGCTTTAGGTTTACCTGCAGTCTTAGCTCCTTTCTGTCCAAAGCGTATTGTTTTAATCTTATCGCCTTCTTTAGCTACAACAATATGAGATTTTTTAGGATGACTAGGTGTACGTTTGGGTTTGTTAAATCCTGACACACCTGCTCGTGCAAGTCTTGAATCTTTTTTCTTAGCCATTAGCGTTTTTTCCCTTTATGTAAACCATGTTTAGCATGTTGCTTACCTTTCTTGGTAGCTGCTCGTTTCTTTTTATTTGCTGCTGCAAGTTTCTTTCTACCTGCTGCAGTTGATTTAAGTTTCTTTATAGTTGCTGCAGGTGCATAGACTTCACCAGTCTTTGAAGACTTCTTACCACTAGCGGTACGCCACTTTTGCTTTGTCCATTTCTTTAGAGACTTCTGAGACTTCTTAAGTGCCACTACTTACCTACCTTTTTCATAGCCATTTTATGTGACTGTGTAAAGGTCTTACCTGCTTTCATTAACTTACGCATCTCAGTCATATGTTTAGATGTATGATGCACAGAATGTTTTTTTAGCGTATCTTTTTGACGCTGAGTAAGTTCTTTAGTAACTTTCTTACCTTTTTTATACATAGCTCTTTTCTTAGGTCTACCTACTTTAGAACCATATGTTCCTTTTCCCATTGGCATTATCTATATCCTCCGCCTTTTGCTTTATATTGTTTAGCCAACATCTGCGCTTTACGTGCAGACCACTGACCAGCTTTACCACCTTTGCTACCTGCTTTAATTCTATTAAATAGATTCTTCCGCATAGTAGGCTTAGTATAATTACCTGCTTTGTTTACTGTTGATTTCTTTTTCTTTTTGACTGCCATAGTAATCCATTTGCTCTTTTAGTTTTATTTGTTGTTTTTTAAAGTTAAATTTGGTTCTGTTTCTAGTTTCTTGTCTTCTAGCTTGATTTCTAAATCCACCTTTCCTCATAAATCTAAATCCTTTAGTGCGTTAAGCTTATCTTTGGCTTGTGCAAGCTTGTCTATCTGCTGATCTATAGCTTCTATAATATCAGGATGTTCTCCAACACCTGCGCTGTTGTTAAAGTATACGTCAATGTTTGCTTCAGCTTTAGCTATCTCACCTTTGTACATAGCTTCTAAACCTTTGTATAATCTGGTGTGGCATATGTTATTCATTAGTCTTTATCCTTTGTAGTATTAGAAGCTCCAAAGTAAAAAGAAATAATAGCACTTGCTAAGCCACCAAGATAACCAAGCACTAAGTTGATCAACGCTTCGCTGTTCTGCTCTGGAGGCTGGACGGTGATTAAGAAGATGTAACCCATAAATCCACCAACTACAGTTAAGCCCATAATTCTAGATGTCCAATCTTTAGAAAACTTTCCTCGCGCATCTTGAATGTCAGCAGTTTCTAAAGCATATAGATCAACATCTAGTTCCTTCATCCTAACTTCAAAATCTTTATCAATCTTTTTAAGTTCTGCAAGTTGTTCAGGTGTCGCAGCTTGTACTGCTGCTTCTATTTTCTTAGGTGTTGGTTCACAACCAAGAGCATCAGCAACCATATTAGCTGCCATTGATCCCATTGGACCGCCTAGTGCTGTTCCTATCGTGGGAGCTACTGCGCCTATAATGTTCTTTACATTTTTAAGTAGATTCAATTTCATTTTTTTCCTCGTTGTTAAAGCGTATACTTTCGTTAGCTAAAATATCTTCTACCGATTGCATTGCTATTTCTAATGGCATGTCAGGCATACTTTTTAAGTGTGCGTTTAACATTTCTTCATAAACTTTTCTAAACTTGTCACGTTTAATCCATGCTAAGTTTTGTTTAGTTCTCATCTTACAATCTATCCGATAAGCTCTATCGAGATCATCTTCTAGATACATAATAAATACATCATCCGTTAACAATCATCTGCTCCAGTCTGTCTGATCTGTTACCTACTTGTCTAGCCCAACGACTATCAAGCATCTCTTTGCCTGCGGTTACATAGTCACCTGCTTCCATAGCAGCTAGAAAATTTTTAAAGTTTAGTAACTTTGTCAAGCCTAGATTAAAGATCATATTAATAATTGCACGTTGTCTAACGTCTGTTAAATCTGCAAACCATTTGAATACTCTGGTTGCTTCTTCTTCACAAATTGTTATATCGTTGGCAAGAAGATAGTCAGACTCATCCATAGTGATACCACGTTCTTCAATATTTCTACCCACACCCAAAGTTAAAAACCCTGCTGAACATTTGTAAGGTCGTAGTTCTACACCTTCGTCACGTTTAAGCTCTTCTATTAGTTTCTCTTTGTTCATTTATAACCTCGTTTCGTTTTTCTAATATAGATATAAGACTAGGTCTAGTTGTTTCAAAAAATGATTCTCCTAAATATTTACTACTTCTATCTTCTGGATTATCTTTAACATTAGAAACTGGAGGACCTCCTAGTTTAAGTTCTTGTCTACCTCTTCTACCTCGCATTGGTCTCTTTATTCTATCTTGTGTTCTTGCAGCTTCTTGAATAGTTAAACCTAATCTATCTCTGTCTAAAAATTCTTTACCTATAGGAATATCTCTGCGTGTAACATCTTTAGCAAAAGGAACTGTTAATTCTGCTGCACCTACTGCTGCGCTTCTAGGTCCTTCTGCTTTAGTAATTACTTCAAACGAATCATTTATAAATGCTAAAGCAGGATAAATATTTTCAAGAGGTGCAACATTATAACCTTTAGTAGTTTGTTCATATATTCTTACTGCTTTTTCAACATGCCACGGAAGAACTTGACCTGAAAAGATAGCAGAATCTGAGCCTTCTTTTAACGCACTTATAACATCATTTACTTTATTAAACTTTAATAGTTGATTATCTACATTTAAATCTACATCTATTTGAGTAGCTTCTCTATACTTTTCTGAAGGATTTAAAGCAACGTGAAGTTGACGTACTGCTGCATACAAAGGCATACTAGCAATCATTGCTGCAAGCAATTTACCATCACTATTTTCAATCCTAGAAAGCAAAGCACTTGTTTGTGTTCCTTTCGCTTGCGCCCACGATAAAAAAGTTCCTGCAAATTTTAATAATGGATTAGCACTTTGAGCAAACAATCTTCTGTTTCCTATTTGAGGTATTAACGCATCTCTATCTGCTGCTCTTAAACCTGCTCTATCTAACAGTCTTTTAGCTGTAGCATTTCCATAAGCTTCATCTATAGTTTTAAATCTACTTAAAAACAACGCTCCTTTTTCACTCATGCCTCCTGCATTTGTAATAGCACTTACATCGCTTGAAGAAAGATTCTTAAAACTTCCTCTTTTACCTAACTTTTTACTTAAAGAAAAAACTTTATATACACCTGCATCAAAAGCAAACTCTCTTGCAAAACGTGTAACTCTAGAAAGACCTATTGCAGTAAAAAATTTCTGTTGATAATTCATTAGTTTTTCTTGATAAGCAGACTCAGGTAAAGTTGTCATGTTTGTATTATAAAGTTCTTTTTCTAAATCTCCTTTGTATTTTCTTTGTTTAATAAACCCTATTGCTTCAAAATCTTTTTGATTTTTAAAAGCTTGTTGGGCTAAACTACTAGAAGGTTTAATTTTATTTTTACCTAAAACAGCTCCTCCTGCAGAAGTTGCTTTAATTTGTCTTAACGCAGAACTAGCTGCAGCTCGTACACCACTATTTTGAATAACTTGAATTAAGTCTCCTATACTTGGAACTACAACTTTAGTAAGTTTTGTAGTAGCTAACAAAGTTTGTAAACTTAAAGCAAGACTTCTTGCGCCAACTCCTGTATTAGGATTATAATCAAGTACTTTAAAATGAGAATTTATAGTTCTTGCTATATCTTTTAAGTCTGCTTTGTACAAATCATCTAAACTTTTATTTTCTGATAAAGTTTTAGCACCTTTTGGTAAATATTTAGAATAGTAATCTCTTAATTGTTTTCTAACAGCTATAAGACCTTGTCCTCTAGAACCAAAAACTCTAGAAAATTCAGCATAAGGAATAACATCATTGTAAAGTTTTAAAGTTGTTTCAATAGGATCTTGAACAAATAAATCTTTAGCTATTGCTCTTGCTTCTGGATCATATAGTTTTCTTTGAGTATCTAAAAACCTAGAAGATTTTATTAAGGGAGGATTTTTTTCTACAGATTTAGAAAAAGGATTTTGAACTCCATCTTGTAACATTTTTGAATCTACAATTTCAGCTCTTTTTATTTCATCAGCTCCTTTTAAATAAGCAGATGCTTTTGTTTTAGCCCAACTATCTACAGTTTTTTTGGTTATTTTTTTACCTTTCCACATAAACTCTCCCCTAACTTTAGGTTTAAGTCTATTGTTTTCCCATTGTTTTATAAAAGCTTGTGTTAAAATTTTCTTATTAGAAGGAACATTATATCCTTTCGCTGACACATTACGATACAGTTGTGTTAACCCATAAACTTCTTCTTCTTTTAAAAGTATTCCTGCATTTTTAATATACTGTTTAAATTCTTCTTGTAATAAAAAATATTTATTACTAGCTTCTAAAGCTTTTGTATTAGTAAGATCTCCTTCTTTTAAAAAAGTATACTCACTCTTTTTTTTCATACCTTTATTTTGTATAAGTCTACCTGTAGCAGCAAGATCTTCAGGACTTAACAAATCTAAAATGTCACTTAATTTATTTGTAAAAAGAGCAGTATTAGCATCAGTTAATTCTTCAACACTTTCTTGTCTAACAGTACCTACTTTTAATTTTGAACCAAAGCTTCTAAGCATGTCTAAACCAAACTTCTGCATAACAGGATTTGCTGCTTCAAAATATCCTGTATTAGAAGTAGCTATTAGTTTCCCTACTCGTTCTCTTAAAGTTCGTGTATATGCGTTTACTTCTTCTTCTTTAAGAATACTTGTCATGTCTTTTAAAACATTTCTACTAAGCTTATCGCTGTTAAAGTTTTTTATTCGTTTGTGAAAAAACCCTGCTACAAAACCTGCTGTTGCATATTCTAATATGTTGTTTTCTCTTTCAACATTACGAGGAGAATCTTCTTCTAAATATATTCCTGTTATTCCACCTGCAGTTCCATAAGCTACAGGTCTAACAAGCTCTTGAACAAAAGCGCGATATAAATTTTTTCCTTTAGATCCATTCTTACTTGTCCATTCTTCATCACTAAACAATCCTTTATTTAAAGCTTTTTTCCAAGATGCAAAACCAATAATTCCTCTATCTTCAGAAAGTTTAATTTTTTCTAACTCTAAAATTTCTTTTCGTTTTTCTTTAATTTGTTCTTCTACTTTTTTTACAGCCGAAGATTTACCTAAAGGTTTTTCTTTTACTTTAGTTTTAGTTTTAGTTTTTTTAGCAGTAGCAGCTTTTTTCTCTGCCCTAGCTTTTCTAGCTTTGTCAATTCTTGTAGTTGTTTGTTTTAATAAAATATTTAACTCTTCTTCTTCTCTATACAATACTCCTAATCTTTTAAGATTTGAAGTTGCACTATTTATCATATCTGGATTTTCTAGTTCTACTTCTTCTGAT